GCTCAGCTAGATGACATGGATGATGATTGTAATCCTCTAATTAATAATACTAGCACATACCCTCTTTCTCAATATTATATGAAAGCGGATTATAATAGTGGTCAATTAACACCAACTAATTTTGACTCAATAATTTCAGGGTCAGCAACAAGAGCGGCAGTTAAAGATTATTATTATAATTTAAGAAGACAAATATTACCAAGATATAATGGTTCAAGATTAACAGGATATCAAATTAATGCTTTTACTTCTTCTACAGATACTAGTTATGGTAAATCTCCTGTAATTGAAAGATATTCTAATTTCTTTATATATTTTGATTGGATTGGTCCTGCTAATCCACAATATCCTGGAGGAGGAAATATTCATGGTGTTTACCTAATTGATATTGAAGGTAATTCTGTTCCTTTAACTACTAATAATTCTAATTTAGGTAGAGTAGAAAATATATTTAAAAAAGGAACAACAGCAAATATACTACCTGCTGTTTATTCCGCAGGCAGTAGTTCTCTTCAGGTAGAAATTGTTGAAGGAGGTGCTTTATATAATACTATTGTAGTTAACTCTGGAAGTAATTTAGAACCTAGTTTCGCTGTTTATTATTCTTCAAGTTATAACTTTGTATCTAATGTTGCTGCTTTTATAACTTCAAGTAATTTTGTATTAACAGATACTGGATCAGTATATAGACCTTGGTTATATCCATTTTTAACAACATCATCAGTTCTTTCAGGAAGTGTAAGAGCTTATGGACCTGGTCTTAGTTTTGTTATATACAATAAAACAACTGATACTTATATAAATGATGGTTTTATAAGCCAATCAGATACTTACTTTCCTTTACAAGTAGGAGACATAATTAGATTTGGAGATACAGGATCATCTCCTTCAAGTTCAGTTGATTCTAGTTTTACAGCTTTAGGAGTTTATCAAATAGCAAATATTAGTATAGGAAATGATTTATTAAATAGTAGTAGTATAACTTTAAATTCTCTTAATATTACAAACCAATTAGATCCCAATTTATTTACTTGGGATGGAAGTTCTAGTAATAGAAAACAAAAATATAGAATTATGAGAAGAATTCCTAATGAAACTTTTGTATTAGTTAAAAACAAACCTTCATATACAGATCCAGGATTCTTAATACCTAGTGACTTTAATCCAAATTATGACGTATATGAATTAGCTAGAAAAGCAGGAATAATTACATAAAAACAAAAAATTAATATATTTATAACAAATCTATGGGATACTTAAATAATTCAGTAGTAACGATTGATGCTATTTTGACCAAAAAAGGTCGTGAACTATTAGCACGTAGTGATGGTTCTTTTAGAATCACTCAATTTTCATTAGCTGATGATGAAATTGATTACACTTTATATAATCCAAATCACCCTTCAGGATCTGCTTTTTATGGTGAGGCAATTGAAAACATGCCTTTATTAGAAGCATTCCCTGATGAAACACAAATTATGAAATACAAATTGGTTACTTTACCAAGAGGTACTTCTAAAATGCCTGTGTTGGATTTAGGATATTCTGCTATTATTTTAAAACAAGGAGCTTCATTATCAATCACACCTCAAACATTAAACTATTTAGGTAATAATCAAGTATTCGAAACTAATGGATATACAGCTATTGTTTCTGATGTTCGTGTGTTAAATAATTTTACTGGAGTTGGTGTTAATACTCCTGAGGCTGCGGCTTTAAATTCAACAACAACAATTGGAACTAATGTATCTAAAACAGTTGTTGGAACTACAATTTCATTAACAGCTACTACATTAAATACTTTATTTGGAACTAACACAGCTTTATATGCTAGTTTAACAGTAACAGGTAGAGATTCAGGTGCTCGTGTAACAATTCCTTTAACAATTACTAAAACTCAATAATAATGTCATTTAAAAGATTAGAAGCTGACGATTTTGTAGTAAGTGCTGATAGTATAACAGCGGCCCTTTGGTCAGGAAATAATCCTACTTTAACTCAATTTTTTACTTCTTCAATACAAGCATCATCAACCTCAGGAAATTATTACTTGAGTGTTTATCAAACAGGATCTACTTTAACCGGTTCCGAAGTACAATTTGATATTGCTTATGGTAATAAAAACGGTTCAGGAAGTGCTTATTTTAATGCACTGGTAACAGGTGTTTCTCCTACTAAAACAGTTTATGGACAATATCGTTCTTTAGTTTTAGGAGATGAAAACGCTTCTTTTGTATTTGGAAACGTTACTGCTTCTGACTTTTGGGCTTTATCTATAAATCGTTCAAGATATAAAGAATCTTTATTCCCTGGTTCTTTAACTTTAGAATTAAGTGGTTCATTAGGAGTTATTACTTTAACTGACGATTCAAAATTAACTTCTACTGTTACATTTCAAGATGCTGGTAGAGTATTTAACCTAATTTCAGGTTCAGCAGGTACTTTAAGTCCAGGAGCTTTAAATTCAAATGGTTGGAGTACTGCTTCTGGATCATATGGTTGGTTACTACCAGATATTGGAGTAATTTTATTAAATCCTAATGCATTAACAGGTAGTTTAGCTATTGGAGGTATAGGATTACATGTAAGTAGAAGCATAGATTCTCCAGGAAATAATAATCCTAGATTATTTAGAGCAATTTCAGGATCTACAGCTGCTACCTTTACTTTAAATTCTCAAGAAACAATAACCGCTGATTATATATTTGTAAGACCAAGAAGTTCAGAATTTAACTATTCAGAAAATCCATCTTACATTTCAGGTTCAACTGGTGAAGTTTTATATAGTTCGTTTGTTAATAACCCTCAAACATATATTACAACTGTTGGCTTGTATAATGATTCAAATGAATTATTAGCAGTAGCTAAGCTTTCAAGACCATTATTAAAAGACTTTACTAAAGAAGCTTTAGTAAGAGTTAAGTTAGATTTCTAATGAATGAGTGTATTCAAATCACTTTTAGCCCAAGATATTATTGTAACCCCTTTTGAGGTTAACAAGGGTTACAGATTTGAAGGTGCAGCTCAATTAACTGGATCTTATACTGATAGATTTTTAGGTAAAAATATTACCTCATCTCTATTTATATCCTCAAGCGAGCCAACAACAGGTCAACTAACTACACAATACCAAAAGTTAGTTTATAATTCAATTAAAGAATTATATTATTCTAACTATTTATCTTCTAGTTATGGGGATCCTGCTCATCAAACACTTATAATAAATGGACAAATACTTAGTGAAAGTATTCATCAACCCCAATATTATAATTATTTACAATCAACTTTAGCTTTTTCAAGATTTTTTCCAACAGGATCAGATTATCTTGTAGGAGTATTTTCTATTCCTAAATCATTATATGGAGATAGTATTAAACCTAATACTTTTATAATAACAGCAGAAAGTGGTTCGATTGTTGATGATGGAGAAGGAAATTTATTTTTAGTAGGAAGTGATACTATTATAGGAAATATAATATATTCACATGGAATAGCAGTAATAACCGGAACCTCAGAAATATTAGGATCAGTATATGGTTCAGGAGTATATGGAACATCAACATATGGAGCTTTAGGATTAAGTTTTATTGAAAACTTTATAACTTCTTCAAATATATCCTGTTCATTTTCAAGTTCATATACACTACATGAAACCCAATATAAATGTACTTTAAATGAAAATGAATTTAATTTTAGTTTAAATCCATCACTAATTTCAGGTTCAACTGAAGGAACAGTATATGATTTTGTAACAGGTTCTAATTTTACTCCATATGTAACAACTATAGGATTATATGATGATAATCAAAATTTATTAGCCATAGGAAAATTAGCACAACCAGTTCCTACATCTCGTACAACAGATATGACTTTTTATATTAATTTAGATAGATAATTTATGAACGAATGGTTTTCTCAAACAGACAGTGACAGCGGGTTATTAACAAAAAAAGTTTATTCTTCACTTGAAGATTTTCCCGAAAACACCTTTGGTTTTATTTATGTTGTAAAACATAGACCAACAGGCAAAGCTTATATTGGAAAAAAAGTTCTTTACCACAACGTAAAGAAAAAATTAACAAAAAAGGAAATAGCAGAACAAACAGGACCAGGCAGGAAGTCAGCCACAAAGGTGGTAGCAAAAGAATCGGACTGGAAAACCTATTATGGATCTGCTAAACCAATTTTAGCACTCATTAAGGATGGTAAACAAGAGGAATTTACCCGTGAGATATTACAATTGGTTCCTAATAAGAAACTTCTTACTTACTATGAATGTAAGTATTTATTTGAATATAGTGTATTAGAAAATCCTGAAGGGTGGTTCAATGATTCAATCTTAGGAAAATTTTTTACTAAAGATTTTGCTTAACTTGGTAACCTAAAAGGTTATTAGTACATTATGGTTATGCTGAATCAACCTTTGATAGCATTAGCTAATTCGGTTCTAGGAACCGGAAAACAAACCGCAAGAGGTAACTATGCTTATCACTGTCCTTTCTGTAATCACCATAAACCTAAATTAGAAGTTAATTTTACCGAAAATAA